AATTTGGAGAGATGGAGGCTATGGCGTTGCTCCTACATACGGTGCCTATGCAGCACAAGCATGGCTAAAAAACAACAACCCAATCACTTATGTGAGACTTCTTGGTCGCGCAAGTGATGACGCTACAGCTGCTGGTGAAGCAGGTTGGCAAGTTGGTAATTCTCCTGTTGCAAACTCATATGCTAGCGGAGCTGCTTATGGCTTGTTCTTGATTAATAGCGGAACGGCCCAAACTGGTACTCTTGCAGCCACATTCTATTGCCAAGACGGTGCAGTCGGTTTGTCTGGAACAGTTGCTGGTGGTGTAACTACAACTGGCAGCACAAATCACCTTATTGAGTCAGTTGGTGCCAATCTTGAATTTAATGCAGTCATCAGAGATTCAAGTGGAGCAGTCACTGACACCCTTACATTTAACTTTGGAGAAAATTCCAAAAACTACATTAGAAAAGTTTTTAACACAAATCCAACTCTAGTTGATAATACTCGTGAATATGCATCTGGTTCTGTAAAGAATTATTTCCTTGGGGAAACATTTGACAGAGACATCGACGAGCGCATTACTAACAATGGCACAGGCGGAAATGTTTACGGTGCTATCTTGCCTCTGCACAACGATTCAACTGATGTTAATCTCAATCGTGCAAGCCTTACAAAAGCAGAAACTGGCTGGGTTATTGGTCAAGACTTGGGAGGAGTTCCAGGAGATTACAGCCCAAGAAACATGCAAAAGCTTTTCAAATTTAAAGCTCTTGAAGGTGGTCAATGGAATCAAGCAAACATTAAGATCTCAATTAGAGATGTTAGGCCATCTGCAAACGATATTGAAAAATATGGTTCTTTTACAGTAGAAATCAGAGATGCAAAAGACACAGACAATGCAGCTCAACCTCTAGAATCATTTACAAATTGTACATTAAATCCATATTCTAGAAACTATATTGCTGAGAAAATTGGTAACAGTTATGCAGAATGGTCTGATACAGACCGTAGATTTAGAGAATATGGAGATTTCCAAAATCGTTCAAAATACATTTATGTGGACATGGATCCTGATGTTCATGGCGGCGCAACTGATCCAGAACTTCTTCCGTTTGGATATTTCGGGCCTTTAAGGTATAAAGGCTTCTCAGTTTCTGGCTCTGACCAAACTGTCCCAACTGCGTTTGGTGACGATACTACTGCATTTGCAGAAGCTATGGTTCGCCCAATGGACGCTGGTTATGGCGGTAATGCAAGCAATGCACTTATCCAATTCGACGGAACTTTCACTGGTTCTTTCGCGTTTCCAAAAACACGATTAAGGAGATCAACTGAAACTGGTGATTTGGCAAGCCCTAAAGACGCTTACTTTGGCCTTGACACAACAAAATCAGGAAGCTCGAACAGGTTTGAAAATTCTTATGTTGATGTTGTCAGAGGTCTAAACGATAACCTTATTGGAACATTTGACGATGAAAATGGCTACACAGAATTCTCTTATGTTTTCTCTCTTGATGATATCACTAGACACTCTGGTAGCTCTCCATCAGCATCTGATGATCCATCAACAACTCAAGCGTTCTACCTCTCAGGTTCCCGTGCAAGCAGTCTTTCATTGACTGCGACTGGCTCTGGTGCAACTTATAAAGAAGTTCTGGATGCTGGCTTCGACCAATTCACAATGCCAATCGTTGGCGGATTTGATGGTCTTGACATTACAGAAAGAAATCCATTTAACAATTATGTTCTTGGTGGAACTAACACTTCAACAATTACTGAGTTTAACAGCTATGCATTCAACTCTGTTAAATGTGCAATTGATGCAGTTAGTGACCCAGAGGTAATTGATTGCAACATGCTTATTGCCCCAGGTATTTGGACAGAGGGTTTGACAAATCAAATGTTAAAAGTTTGTGAGAGTCGCGGAGATGCAATGGCAATCATTGATATCGAAGGGAACTACTTGCCTCGTGAAGATAGAGCAAGCTATGTTACTAGCGATTCTGATTCAAATGTTATCGGAAATGTTCAAACTGCTGTTGATACTCTTAACAATCGACAAATTAACAACAGCTACGGTTCAGCATATTATCCTTGGGTAAGAATTAAGGACGACAACTCAGGTCTTTCACTTTGGGCACCTCCTTCAATTGCGGCCTTCGGAACTTACTCAAGCACGGAAGCAAACTCTGAACTTTGGTTCGCTCCTGCTGGCTTTACTCGCGGTGGCTTAACAGAGGGTGCTGCTGGTATTCCTGTTCTTGGAGTGAAACAAAGATTAACATCTAAAGACAGAGACAAGCTTTATGAGGCGAATATTAACCCAATCGCTCAATTCCCAGCAGAAGGGATTGTAATTTTTGGACAAAAGACTCTTCAAATTACTCCATCTGCTCTCGACAGAGTTAATGTTAGAAGAATGTTGATCTTTGTCAAGAAAGAAATTTCTAGAATCTCTTCAAGATTGTTGTTCGACCAAAATGTTGAATCAACATGGGATAGATTTACTGGTCAAGTTGTTCCATTCCTTGACTCAGTTAAGGTAAGACTTGGTTTGGAAGACTACAGAGTATTGTTGGATCGCTCAACAACTACTCCTGACTTGATTGACAGAAATACAATGTACGCAAAAATCTTCCTAAAACCAGCAAAAGCAATTGAGTTTATCGCGATTGACTTTGTAATTACAAATAGTGGAGCATCTTTTGAAGATTAGTCCAAAAGATGACTATTTAGATTAGGAGAATATAACACATGAGTTTTTGGCAAGATCCCAACTTAGAACCTAAAAGAGGTTATCGATTTGTACTAAGCATCCCAGGAGGAGCTTCACTAGGCATCAAGCAATACTTGGTTAAGAGCGTAACAAAACCTGCTTTTACTGTCAACACAGATAGTCACAAATATCTGAATCACACATTCCACTACCCAGGAAGCTTGGAATGGAATGAAGTTAGTTTTACAATTGTTGATACAATCGACCCGGACTCTAATGGTTCAAAAGATTTGATGACTATTCTTGAAAACTCAGGATATGAATTGCCAACCACTCCGCAAGGCCCAGACACTCTTGCAACAATATCAAAAAGAAAATCTGTTCAATCTTTGGGGCAAATGAGAATTAAAACTCTCGACTCAGACGGAAACACAGTTGAAGAATGGGTACTCAACAATCCTTTCGTAACACAAGCAACCTTCGGAGAGCTTTCTTATGATGAAGAAGGGCTTCTAAATGTCGATGTTACTGTTAGGTACGACAACGCTTATCTAAATGTGAATGGTGTTGGCAAGTTCCCAAATACTTCAGGAGCTAACTAAAATAAATTAAGAGGTTTATATGCCAAGAAATGATGACTCTCGATTGGGAGTTCAATCTGATGGTGACTCACCAGCAGTATCGCAGGATGCACAATCACTTTTAAATTTTGTAATACCAACGGAATTTGTTGATTTGCCAACAAAAGGCAAGTTCTATCCTGCAAATCACCCTTTACACGAGAAAGACACAATTGAAATTCGCTATATGACAGCGAAAGAAACTGACATTCTCACATCAAAAACACTTCTCAAAAAAGGTGTTGCGATTGACAGAATGTTGGAAAGCATTATTGTTGACAAAAACATTAAATGTAAAGACTTATTTGTTGGAGACAAGAATGCTCTCATTATTGCATCCAGAATCAGTGGATTCGGAAACGATTATGAGGCACAAGTAACTTGCACACATTGCGGTGCGGCTTGTGAGCAGAACTTTGATCTAACAGAAGTCAAAACAAAAGAAACACCAGAAGACATTAAGTTTTCTGAAAATGGAACATTTTTCATTACTCTTCCAAAAACAGGCATTATCGCTGAATGTCGCTTATTGACTGGAAACGATGAAAAGGTTTTAACCGCAAAATCAGAAAAAAGAAAGAAATTAAAGTTGCCCGATACAGCACTGACTGATCAATATAAATCTATTATTGTCAGTCTAAATGGAGTATCAGAAAGGAGTACGGTTGAGGAATTTGTAGATCTCATGCCTGCACTTGACGCAACACATCTTCGCAAAGAATATGAAAGAGCGCGTCCAGATATTGACATGAGCTATGATTTTACTTGCGAATCTTGTGATGCTGAAAATGCTGTTGATTTACCATTCTCAACCAACTTTTTTTGGCCTGACTAGTGAATATGTAAAACATGTTTACGAACAGATGTTTTATCTGAAGCAGTATGGCGGCTGGAGTTTTGCCGAAGCTTATAGTTTGCCCATTCAGTTAAGAGAATGGTGGCTCGAAAGACTTGGAAAAGAGTTTGAAAAAGAGCGTGAACAGATTGAAAAAGCAAAGAATAAGAACTCATCATCTAAAAGATAATTTGAAGCCCCCTTCATTGGGGGTTTTTTATTTTAATTTGCAAACTATTTAACCTATAGAGGGGCACTCGATGAATAACTCAAATGAAAATCAAGTCATAAAACTTTCACAATTAGGGCAATTAAATGAAGTCGAAGCATATGTTAGACAATTCTCAAATCTTGTGAAAGACTTGTTAATGACAATGATGGGATATTCAAATAAGCCAATATCAGTTGAAGGAACAAAACAACAAGTTCAGTCCTTTATTAGAGTTCTTGGGCAAGAAAAAAAGTATATGGAAACATATAGAGATTATGGGCCAGACAATCCAAGAACTGTTAAAGTTCGTGCAAGACTTGATAAAGAAATTAAAGACTTTGAAAGAAGAATGGGTGTTGAGTGGCCTCTTAGGTAATTAGATTATGGCTAATGGTGATGACGGTGGCATAGCGAAAGGCGCGATAGATGCAGTTGCAAAGTCAGCTGAAATCCTCACAGATACATTGGATTTCCTTAGAGGGACTGCCGAAGCACTCGCAGAACCATTTGATAAGGCTGCGAAAGCTTCTGAAGCTTTTATGCAAAGCTTGGGTGCGACGGGTGGTTTCGTTGGCTTTAAAGACCTTGCATTACAATTAGATAATCTTCAAGTTAGCTTACAACAAGCAACCGGACAAGGCGATAAATTCTTAAAAATGTCTATGGGAGTTTCCGGTGAACTTGGAAATCTTTCAATAACAACAAATGAAGCTTCTCAAGCAGCACAAAGCTTATTTTCTTCTTTTAGAAGTTTTACTTTGTTAGGACCTCAGTCGCAGCGAGCACTTGTAAAACAAGCATCGGCTATGACTAGGCTTGGGATTTCAACTCAAACAACTGCACAAAATCAAGAAATATTGATCAAAGCAATGGGCATGACATCCCAACAAGCCATTGCAACAAATGAAGATCTTGCTGCATTTGCTTTAGACATTGGAGAAGCACCGGCCAAAATTGCTAATGACTTCGCTGCTGTTGGTCCAAAGCTTGCAAAATATGGTAAATCTGGTACAAAAGTATTTAAACAGTTAGCAGCACAGTCCAAAGCAACAGGCGTTGAAATGGGCAAGCTCTTGGCCATGACAGAAAAATTTGACACATTTGAAGGTGCAGCTCAGTCTGCTGGACAATTAAATGCAATGCTTGGTGGACCTCTGTTAAACAGTGTTCAACTTTTGACAGCAACAGAATCTGAAAGAGTTGATTTGATTCGTAATGCAGTTAATGCAACAGGCCGAAGTTTTGAGTCAATGAACAGGTTTGAGAAGCAAGCAATCGCACAAGCTGCTGGTATTGGTGATGTTGCAGATGCTGTTAGGTTATTTGGAACAGAACAGGCTGCATTAGATGAGCTAGAGGACAAAGTAGATCCATCAATTAAGGCGCAACAAGATTTAACAAAAGCAATGAACAAAGGCGTTAGCATAGCCAATATGTTTACTGCTGCATTTGAAAAGTTGTCAGAAATTGTCTCAAAAGAACTAAAGCCAGTGTTCAGAGACATCGCTGAATTTATGACAGGCAAAGAAGGTCTTGGGTCGGCAAGAAGCATTTTTAAAGAATTTGCAGGGGGCCTAAGAAAAGTTTTAGGATTTCTTAAGAAATTTAAAGGACCAGCAAAAGATATCACTGGCATGGTTATTAAGGTGGGTGCTTTAGGTTTTGCATTCAAGCAAGGCCAGTCATTGATTTCTCCTGTAATGGATTTGCTAACCAATCCATGGGCACTAATATTTACTGGAATCATGCTGGTGTATAAAAATTGGGATAAATTAGTAAAAATCTTTAAAAGTGGTGGAGAAGGTGTTGGAGATATGTTCTCCTCATTAGATGACAGAATAATGGGATTTTTTGCAGAATATGAAGATCCAAATGGTGGATTAGTTTATGGCCTAAAAACATCTTATATGTGGCTTAAGAAAAATCTACCAGAAGGCATAAAATACCTAAAGGGCGTTTATGATCAATATATCCAACCAATTGTTGACAGTATTGCTCAGGATATAGATGATAAAGGTGGAATTGGAGGATACTTGTCACACTTGATGGACAGGACTGTCGATTTTGTAAAAACAGCAATACACGACTTCAAAGTGTTCGCAAATCATTTGTGGATTGGTATCCAAGAATTAAATAAGACTTTCATATCTATAATGGCATCGAGTTCTCAAATGATTCTAGATGTCTTAATAAAATTAAATAACATTCCTCC